TGTGCGATCCCGCCGATGGTCCTGCGATTGTCGAGCCCGCAAACCCTGCCGCATATTTTCAAACTCAGTTGCTTATAACCTTCCAGGCTTTCGTACAATAAGAGAAAGCCACTACCGCACAACGCCATGGCCACCACCTTGTCCGGTACGTCCGGCGCCCTCTACTACAAGCCTGCAGGCACTGACAGCACGTTCACCTCATCGAAGGTGACCAACGCTGACAACGAGATCAACGTCGGAACCTATTTGAATTTCAAGGTCAACGACAAGATTGTCTTTGGCACTGGCACTGGCGGCACCCTGCCCGCCGGTATCACTGCCGGCACTGACTACTTCGTCCTGACCTATACCGCCTCCACAGGCGTCGCTACATTCTCTGCTACCGCAGGCGGTTCCGAGCTTGCTTTGACTGACGATGGGACCGATGGCACCACGCCTTTCACCATCAATTACAGCGAGTTTCAAGCTGTAGGCGATGTTCGTGAGTGGTCTTTCGAGATCACCCGAGATGAAATCGACGTGACCACCATTGGCCAAACACTTGGCCAGTTCGCGCCGTTCAAGACCTACATCACCGGCTTTGCTGATGGCGAAGGTTCGGCCACGATCTACACCACTGACGATGACACTACGATCGCTTCTCGCCTTGCTGAGGATGTGATCCAGCGGATTCAGACCGGTGTTCAGTTCAAGCTTTATATCGACCGGGTTGTCTCGTCCGGCTCTGTCGATGACACCGCAAGCCGTTCTATCACGATGGAGGCAGTGCTGACTTCCGCCAGCTTCAATGTGAACCCGGATGACGCCCAATCTATTGAGGTTTCGTTCCGGCCTTCTGCTGTTCCTACTTTCGACTTCAGCAAAACCTGATCGGCTGGTTGATAACATCAGGGCCCTTGACGGTTGCGTCAGGGGCTTTTTTTTGTCTAATATCTGGCCACTACCCCCTCAAATATGGCTGCCGCTTCTACTGGCTTGAACGCGCTTGAACGTCTTAAGCGTGCGGCAAATCTCACCTCTATCAAGCGCATCGTGACGCTAAGCAACGGTGATGAGTTCGAGTTTTACTCAACCCCGTTGACAATGGCTGAGCGGGAACGGGCCCAGAAGCAGGCAGGCTCCGATGATGCCACCGCCTATGCGCTGCAGTTGCTCGTCATGAAAGCTACTGACGAACATGGCCAGCGCATGTTTAAGGCCGGACAGATTGCAGAACTGAAGAACGATGTCAGGGATGAGGATCTGCAGGCCCTGATGCTTGCCCTGATTACTAACGAGAGCAACGTCACTGAGGCGGAAGCAAAAAACTAACCCGGTGGCTGAAGAATGACCTTCAGCTAAGGATTCAGATGCGCCTGGCTCGTGAGCTGGGTTACACGCTGGCAGAGCTTGCCGAACGGATGACAAAAGAAGAGCTAGAGCTGTGGTGTGTTTTGTATGAAGTGGAAGCAGAAGAGCAAGAGGAGGCTCGTAGAAAAGCCAGGCGCAGGTAGACTTAAAAGACGTTGAGCCGAATCGATGGCTGAGGCTTCTGTTGTCATAAGGGTTGACGCCAAAGACGCTCAGAAGCAGCTCCAGGGCATAAACGCGCAAACACAAAAACTAAGCAACACATTCAAGGATTCAAATGGGCGCCTTAGAGATGCAAATGGGCGGTTTGTCAAGTTAGGGGCAGGAGCCAAGGGGGCATCAGGTGGCGTTAGCCTCCTCGGGAAAGCCTTCAACATGGCGTTAGGCCCGATCGGGGCCGCATTAACTGCAGTAACAAGCCTTACAGCAGCGTTCAAAGTTTTAGCAGCTCAAGATTTTGCTGAGGCTAAGGTTGAAAGCTTAGGCGTTAACTCTGAGGAGCTTGTTAAGCGCCTTAAAAACGTCAGCGCAGAACTAAATGGCGCGGCAAGTGTTGCCGAACTCACTGCGGCTTCCTATGACGTTGCCTCTGCTGGTTTTAACAATGCTGCAGATGCTGCTGAAGTCCTTAAGGCGGCAAGCCTTGGCGCGACTGGTGGCTTTAGTGACATCAACACAGTGGGCAATGCCGCTACTTCCGTTCTCAATGCTTATGGCATAGAAGCAGCGAAAGCCACTGAGATCGTTGACAAATTTATACAGACACAAAATGATGGCAAAATTGTGGTGGCTGAATATGCACAAAACATCGGCAAGGTCGCATCCGCCGCCGCAGGTTTAGGAATTGACTTAGATGAAATCAATGCCGTGATTGCACAATCAACGGCTGCGGGTGTGCAGGCTGAAGTTGCATTTACTGGCCTGAAAGGGGCCCTGGCTCGTTTAGCCTCTGGTGAGGCAGCGAATGCGTTGAAAGGTATAGGCATAGACATTGATGCGGCAACACTTGCGAACGACGGGCTGCTTGGCACGTTCAAAAAACTGCAAGCCGCTGGACTAGACACTGGACAGATATTCAAAGCTTTGGGCACTGAGGCTGGCCCAGCATTGCTTCCTGTTCTTAATAACCTAGAGAAATTTGAAGAGCTCTTAGGCAATCAAAAAAAATCAGCAGGCGCAGCAGCAAAAGCACAACGCAAAGCAGCGGATACAATCTATGGCGCATGGAAACGCGTTACTACTGTCATTGAGAATCTTTTTGCTGATCAGGAAGGGCTAGGAGTTTTAATCAAGACAACGCTCAATCTTGTTGCAGAACTCTTTTCACAAATTGCTCTTAGGGCCAAGCTTGTTTTGGCGCCTTTCAACGCATTCATGCGGGTTGTCGGCTTTGTATCTAAACGCGTAGAAGAGTTAGGGCTGGCCTTCAGGACTGCTTTTCAGGAGTCCGAGGGCGCGCAAAAGCTGCAAATGGTATTTGCGGCCCTGCAAGAGGTGTTAGGGAGGGTCCAGCAGTTTTTCACAAGTCAGTTTCAGCCTGTATTCGAAGCTGCTTTGGGGATAGCTGCCAAACTAGGCGCAGCACTTGGCGAAGGGCTTTATCAAGCTCTAGATCTAATCATTGGCTCAATCGTTCAACTTGCCGAACTCATACCTGGCCTTGGCGATAAAGCAGCAGCGCTAAGAAATGGTTGGAATGAAATCAAGACAGCGGTTGCGGATACTGCTGGCGAGGCGTTGAAAATTAAAGAAGCTACTGATCAGACAGCAGTTGCGAAGCAAAAGCTATTAGAGCAAGGCAATCAACTATTAGCCCAAGCTTCTCAGATGAAGGCACGGCTTAAAGAGCAAGAAGCATCATTCCAAAACCAGCGATCTGTAGCAACTGCTCGCCTTCAGGCTGAGACAGCGATTACACAGCTAGCAGGGCAACAGTTACAACGGGCCTATGACCAGGCAACAACTGTTCAGCAGCGTCTGCAGATCGCAAAAGCGATTTATCAAAACCAAGTTCAGCTCGCGGCACTTGAGCGGCAGGCAGCCCAGGCGAACATCCAGGCCGAGTTCCAGGCTTTAGGTCTCAAGCGGCAAGGCGCAGAGATTGCTCTTAAAGAGATTGAAGCCAAGGGATTGATCGCGCAGGCTAATGCCAAAAACTACGCGGAAGGGCAGCGGATCGCGGAGCAAACAAGAAAGGCAGTTGAAGCGCAGCGCCAAGCCGTTGGACTGATAGACGGTCAAATTCAGGCCCAAAGACAGGTCGCAAAGTTCCAGGCACAGGCCGCTGACGCGCAGTTCAAAGCAAAAGAGCTGACAGCACGGACGGCTCTTGAGCAAAAACTGGTAAGCGACAAGATTGGCATGTCACAGCGAGAGGCAACAAGGCTCGCAGAAAAAACGGCGCAAACTGCGACCGGTTCGGAAAGGACCGGCACTGCGATGCGACAAGTCCAGATAACGACAGGCAGTGCATCCCAGCAAATGGTTGGCCTAGCGCAGAACGCTAATGCCGCTGCATTAGCTATTGAACGCGCTGCTGCGGCGCAAATTAGGCTGAACATAGCCAAAGCAAGCGGCGGTGGCGGCGGCGGTAAAAAAGGCGGGCCGCCTAAGAAAGCAGCCAAAGGCGCTTACTGGGCCGGTGGTTTCCAAGCCTTTGCAAGGGGTGGCGTCGTGAATAGGCCAACTCTTGGCTTGATCGGTGAAGGGGGTGAGTCTGAATACATCATCCCGTCCAGCAAGGCCGGAGGCTTTGCCATGAACTATTTGTCAGGGAAGCGCGGTTCTGCTGCTATTCCTAAGTTTGCCGAGGGTGGTTTTGTTGGCTCTGCTGCACCTAGCGTCAGCATCCAGACAGGCCCTGTTACTCAGATGGGCGGAATGGATTATGTGACCACCCAAGACCTAGGGGATGCCGTTTCAGCCGGCGTAGAACAGACCCTGGACATCCTGCGCCGTGATGGCAGCATTCGTTCCTCACTCGGCTTGGTCTGATGGC